GTGAGGATGCACCCACCGTTAGTTTCCTGCGCCCATTTTCGGATTGCCGGAGCCTGTGGACATCTTCACCACAGGCTCTCTTTGTGTCCCACCGTACCTTGCCCCGGACGGAAAGGACACATTATGAAACTGAGAATCCGTTATGACGAAGCCTACCAGGTACTTGACCTGGACGAGCAGGCAACCGAACAGCTGTGGGTCTCCCTTGACCTGGACGGCGGCGAGGCTCTTTCACAGGAAGAGCGCGAAAAGCGTATCCAAGAAGCCTTCGACGCGAAGTACAACCGCCCCGAATACAACAGCTGGCGCAAGCTGAACCGCCACAGGGGCGAATCGAAGGCAAAACCCGGTAAGGACGAGACCGAGGACGATGTCGACACCTCCGAGCCGCTTATGAGCGAGGTCGCAGATGACCGCATCTTCCGGCAGGACGAGCTTGCCCGCGAGGAGCGGGAGCAGTATGAAGCTATCTGCGAGTGGGTTCGCAGTGTTCTGGCGGACAAGCCCAGGTGGGCGGAAGCGTTCATCGCGGTACATATGGACCTTGTGCCGACGAAGGATTACGCGGAATCCTTAGGCGTCGACCCCACCACGGTGACGCACTGGCTGCGCCGCGCAGAAAAAAAGTTGAGAGAAAATTATAAAAACCGTCAGTTTTGACCTCCTGCCGAGGCTACCCGTTAGAGGGTGACCTCGGCAAATCTTTACAAGGAGGTCGTTTGAATGAGAAACGATACAAATCAGAAGCCGTTCCGTCCGCTCGTTTACATCTGCTCCCCGTTTTCCGGGGACGTCGAGGGCAACACGGAACGCACCAGGCAGTTCTGCCGTTTTGCGCTGGAGAACGGACAGATCCCGCTTGCGCCGCATCTTATGTTTCCTCAGTTTGTAAATGACGCCGACCCGGAAGAGCGCGACCTTGCCCTGTTCATGGACATCGTCCTGCAGGGCAAGTGCCAGGAACTGTGGGTCCTCGGCGACGTGATCTCCGAAGGTATGAGCGTGGAGATCGAGACGGCAAAGCGCCGCAGACAGCCGGTACGGTATTTCAACGCTGATTTTAAGGAGGTGGAGTCACTATGAACGGACTGAAAGCAATCGAGACCGAATACAAGGGCTACCGCTTCCGCTCCCGCCTTGAGGCGCGGTGGGCTGTGTTCTTTGATGCCTGCGGGGTCAAATGGGAATATGAGCCGGAGGGCTACGACCTCGGCGACGGCACATATTATCTGCCGGACTTTCTGCTCCACGGCGTGACCGTGAACCACGCCACCTACGCTGAAAACTGTGATATTTACGTTGAGGTCAAGGGGCAGATGAACGATGCCGACGCGGACAAGATCAAGCGGTTCGCCGAAGCGGGTATGCCGGAGGACGGACTGTGCGGCCTGTCGAAGACCGCCGTGCTTGTAGTAGGCAACATCCCCTGGGGCGAGACCTTCTACGGCCTGCTCGATGATATCCAGAGCGAAGCGTACAGTGATCACCACGGGTGGCCGAACTACTACAATTTTGAAACCATCGACGGCGACTACTTCGCGGCATATCCCGGCATCGACCGGAACGGCGGCTTTCAGCTGTTCGGAGATGACTCCGGCTATCTCGGCGACATGAACCGCGGCGCTACTCTGAAGGCATATGCGGCGGCGAGGCAGGCGCGTTTTGAGTACGGCGAGACGCCGCGAGTCAGGAGGTTCAGATGATGAGAGATCTTGCCATATCCTACGGCAACAGCCGGCAGGCGAAGAAATGGGTCAACAAGACGATATCCTTCGATGCTCTGAAGGAGCGGCTGAAGACCACCATCCGCACAACGGAGTCGGCGGAGGAATACGCGAAGATGTCCAAGGCGCAGAGGGACGCTGCGAAAGATCACGGCGGTTTTGTAGGCGGTACGCTGAAAGGCGGCCGCCGCAAGATCGACACCGTGGAGCTGCGTTCCATGATCGCCCTGGACGGCGACCGCATTAACAAAGCGTTCCTCGACAACTATGAAACCAACGCACCGTATACCTCCGTGCTGTACACCACCCACAGCAGCACGGAGGATTCTCCGCGTGTCCGCATTATTTTCCCCATGACAAGAGACGTCTCCTCCGAGGAGTTCGTGGCGGTGTCCCGTTATGTGGCGCAGGCGCTCGGCATCGACTTTTTCGACGAGTGCAGCTATCAGCCAAATCAGCTGATGTACTGGCCGTCCACGCCGCAGAACGGAGTGTTTGTATATAAGGAAACGGATAAAGGATGGCTCGACCCGGACGCGATACTGTCGGCTCACCCGGAATGGACTGACCCTACACAGCTCCCGACCTCCTCCCGCGAGAGCAAGGCGAATACGGTCACGCAGCAGAAGGTGCAGGATCCTTTGACGAAGGACGGTGTGGTCGGTCTGTTCAACAGGGTCTTCTACCCCGTGACGAAGGCGCTGGAGACGTTCCTTTCCGATGTTTATGAGCCGACCGACAATCCGAACCGCTGGCATCTGATCGAGTCCCGCAGCATCGCCGGCGTGGAGATCAAGGACGAAAAGTTCGTCTACAGCCACCACGCCAAGGATCCGGCATACCTCAAGCTCTGCAACGCCTTTGACATCGTCCGCATCCACAGGTTCGGCGACGATGACGATAAGGCTTCCTTCCGCGCCATGTGCGACTTCGCCATGCAGCAGGAGGACGTGAAGCTGCTTGCCGCCAACGAGCGCCTTGCCGAAGCGGAGGCGGACTTCGCTGACGCCGGGGACGATGACTGGAAGAAGCGGCTCAAATATCAGCCGCGGACGAGCCTGCTTGAAAACAGCGTCTACAACCTCAACCTCATACTTGCCAACGACCCGGACTTCCGCAATTTCGCCTTCAACGACATGGCGAACCGCATACAGGTCACGGGACCTTTGCCGTGGGAACGACCGAAGGGCAACCAGTTCTGGCGGGACGCGGACACGGCGCAGCTCAAGTCGATCATCGACATCCGCTATCTGCCATTCTCAAGCCGCAACCACGATGTCGCGTTCACGAAGGCCGCCGATGACCGGCACTTCCACCCTGTGAGAGACTACCTTGACGGTCTGCCGCCCTGGGACGGCGTGAAGCGCGTGGAGAACCTTTTCATCAAATATTTGAAAGCCGACGACACCGAATACGTCCGCGCCGTGACCAGAAAGACCTTCGCGGCGGCTGTGGCGCGTATTTACGTCCCCGGCATCAAGTTCGACTGCGTTCCCGTGCTGGACGGCGACCAGGGCATCGGCAAAAGCACCATCGTCAAAGACCTCGTCACGTCCGAGTATTACTCCGAAACGCTGTCGCTTACCGATATGGATGACAAGTCCGGCGCGGAGAAACTGCAGGGCTTCTGGGTGATCGAGATCGGAGAGCTTGCCGGCATGAAGAAGGCGGACATCGAGAAGGTCAAGGCGTTTCTCTCCACCTCCGATGACAAGTACCGTCCCTCCTACGGCAGGGTGGTCGAAAGCCATCCGCGTCAGTGCGTCATCATAGCAACGGTCAACGGCGAGAGAGGGTATCTGCGCGACATCACCGGCAATCGCCGCTTCTGGATCATCAAGGTGCATCAGAAACGGCAGAAAAAAGCGTGGAGCTTCGATGAGGATTTCCGGGCGCAGTTCTGGGCGGAGGCAAAGGCGATATGGCAGTCCGGCGAGAAGCTCTATCTTGAGGGCGACGATCTGGATGAAGCCGAGAAAGCACAGCGCGGCGCTATGGAGGCGGACGAGCGCGTTGGCATGATCGAGGAATATCTCAACACGCCTCTGCCGGACGGCTGGGACGATATGGATCTGTACGCCCGCCGCAACTACCTCACGGGTACGGAGTTCGGCACTCCGGCGCATACGGGAAAGACGCTCCGCACGGAGGTCAGCAACGCGGAGATATGGTGCGAGTGTTTCGGCAAAAGCCTGCAGGAACTCAAGCCGTCCGACAGCTACGGCATTGCGGCCATGATGTCGCAGATCCCCGGATGGGAGCGTACCGAACGGATCAGGCGTCAGCCCCTGTACGGCAGGCAGCGTCTGTACGCACTGACTTATGGAGGATAAACCGACACAAGCTGGCGACACAACACAACTTTTCCCCTTATATTAGTTTCGGCTTTTACAAAGGGAAAAGCAAAACCTGTGAGCGCACACACACGCGAAGAAATATATAGGGAAAAGTTGTGACTTTGTGTTCCTGTGTCAGACCGGAGGCTGACTGTGAATGAAAAGACTATCGAGAGAAAACTCGTAAAAACGGCGAAAAATATGGGAGGTATCGCGCTGAAGTTCGTATCTCCCGGCTTTGACGGAGTGCCGGACCGTATCGTTCTCTTCCCCGGAGGCTGTGCCGGGTTTGTGGAACTGAAAAGCCCCGGAAAAACCATGCGTCCCCTGCAGGTCAGACGGAAGAGGCAGTTGGAAAGTCTCGGCTTCAGAGTCTTCTGCGTGGACGGGACGGAACAGATCGAGGAGGTACTCAATGCGATACGAACCTCATGAATATCAGACATACGCGACGGAGTTCATTCTGTCGCACCCAATAGCGGCGGTACTGCTTGAAATGGGTCTCGGAAAGAGCGTGATCACGCTGACGGCGCTTTTCGACCTGTGTCTCGACAGCTTCCTTATACGGAAAGCGCTTGTGATCGCGCCGCTGCGCGTGGCGAGGGACACCTGGCCTTCGGAAATAAGGAAATGGGATCACCTTGCCGGACTGACGTACTCCGTCGCCGTCGGCACGGAGGCTGAACGGAAGGCGGCGCTCATGCAGAAAGCGTCTCTGTACATCATTAACCGGGAAAACGTGGACTGGCTTGTAAACAAAAGCGGTCTGCCGTTCGATTATGACATGATCGTCATTGACGAGCTTTCGTCCTTCAAATCCTGGCAGGCAAAACGGTTCAAAAGCCTGCTGAAGGTCAGACCTCATGTAAAGCGCATTGTGGGTCTGACGGGAACGCCGTCCTCCAACGGTCTCATGGATCTGTGGGCGCAGTTCCGTCTGCTCGATCTCGGAAAACGGCTCGGACGGTACATCACGCATTACCGGAACGCCTATTTCACCCCGGACAAGCGGAACGGCGAAGTGGTGTTCAGCTACAAGCCTCTCCCCGGCGCGGAGGAACGGATCTATGAGCAGATATCGGACATCACGATCTCTATGAAATCCTGCGATTACCTCAAACTGCCGGAATGCGTCATAAACGCCGTTCCCGTGTATATGAACGAGCAGGAACAGGCCGTATACGACGCTTTCAAAGAGGATATGGTCGCAAAGATAAAGGGTACGGAGATTGACGCGGCAAATGCGGCGGTGCTATCCGGCAAGCTCCTCCAGATGGCAAACGGCGCGGTCTATGACGAGGATAAAAACAGCCACTACATTCATGACCGCAAACTGGATGCCCTGGAAGACCTTATCGAAGGTGCAAACGGCAAGCCCGTGCTGATCGCCTACTGGTATCAGCATGATGCGGAGCGGATAAAGGCGAGATTTCCCGTCAGGGAGATCAAGACCTCGAAGGATATCGATGACTGGAATGCGGGAAGGATTTCTGCGGCAATCATCCATCCTGCCTCCGCGGGTCACGGGCTGAATCTCCAGTCCGGCGGTTCCACGCTCATATGGTTCGGTCTTACATGGAGTCTTGAACTGTATCAGCAGACGAACGCCCGTCTCCACCGCCAGGGACAGAAGGATACGGTCATTATCCACCATATCATCACCGCCGGCACCATTGATGAGGACGTTATGGAGGCGCTCCGCAAAAAGGAGCGGACGCAGAACGCGCTCATCGACGCGGTCAAGGCGAATCTGGGGGCGTCCGTATGACCGATCCCTGGGAAAACCTCGCAAACGCGATCATCCTGCAGGCCGTCAAGGATTACCGCGAGGCGAGGAAAAAACACAAAAAACGGCCGAAGAACGAAGACGCGAAGCTCATGATAGCGGATTGTGAGGCATTCTTCCGTTCCGACTGGTTTGCGGCGCTCACAAATATCGACGGTAAGGCGCTGTTACGGAAATTACAGGAGGAAGAAATATGACATCGAAAGAATACCTCAGACAGGCGTACCGCCTCGACCACAGGATCAATTCCGACATCGAAGAGATGGAGCGTCTGCGCGATATGGCGGGAAGCGTCTCCTCCCCAAGCCTGGAGGAACGGCATAATCCGAACCGTCCCACGGAAGCGCCCTTTGTACGGTGCATCATGCGGGTCATGGAACTGGAGGAGAAAATAAACGCGGAGATCGACCGGCTCGTTGCGCTGAAGGAGCAGATGCGCGGCGTCATCGATACCGTCCGCGACAAGGATGAGCAGATGGTCCTTCGTTACCGCTACATCCATAACATGACATGGGAGCAGATCGGGGACGAACTGCACGCCGACAAATCCACGGTCAGACGGTGGCACGGCTCCGCCCTGCAGCACGTCATTATGCCGGAAGAACCCATCGTTATCTGAAACATGCAACGGTTTAAGCACCTTTGAGCAGAGATAAGCACCCGCCGTTTATGTTATGATATAATCAGCGAAAAGCAGAATGAACCGAGCCTCATGGGGTTTTCCCCGTGGGGCTTTTCTCATGCGCGGAAACGGAGGAAAGCTATGGGCTACAGACAGGTGGGCTGGCTCGAACAGTGCTGGTACATCATCAGATACAAGCTCCGTGAACTGTTCCGCAGACGGAGGTGACGCCATGCCGAGAAAACCACGCAGACCGTGCGGACACCCCGGCTGTCCGAGGCTTGCCGTCGAGGGCGGACAGTACTGTGAGGAGCATACGAAAACGGAACGCGACCGCTACAACAGATACGAACGCGCCCCGGACATCAACAAGAAGTACGGCAGGTGCTGGAAACGGATCCGTGACCGCTACGCGGAGGCGCATCCTCTCTGCGAGATGTGCCTCAAGGAGGGACGGCTGACCCCTGTGGAGGAAGTCCATCATATCCTCCCCATCTCACAGGGCGGTGACCACAGGCAGAGCAATCTGATGAGCCTCTGCCAGTCGTGCCACACGAAGCTGCACCGCGAGTTGGGAGACAGATGATGAAACGTATTCCAGACTATCCCGGATACTATGCAGATATAGATGGAGAAATCTATTCTGACAGAAATGGAACGCTCCGGGCGCTTCCAAAGCGACTACACAATGGCTATTACAGAGTAAATGTCAGAGATGGTGGTCACCCGGTCAAACAGCACGTTATGTATGTACACACCCTCGTTCTTAATGCGTTTGTAGGAAAGCGACCTGAACAGTATGTTTGTCGGCATCTGAACGGAAACCCGTTAGATAATCGCCTGTGCAATATCTGTTGGGGAACTCCAAAGGAGAACGCGCAGGATTCTATTCGGCACGGAACCGCCGTGTGCTTGAGGCACGGTGAGAAAGCAGTTGCATCGAAATTAACCCTTGATGATGTTCAAGAGATAAGAAAAATGTACGCCGAAGGACGCTTGCAGAAAGAAATTGCAAGCGTCTTTTCCATCAGCCAGCATCATGTCAGCGACATCATCCACGGAAAAACATGGTGCCAAGACATAGACCCAGGGCCGGTCAAAATCTCCGGGACCGTCACAGCGGGCAGCGGCCTGGGGTCACGTGCGCGAAAAAAGCGATTTCAAAAGGGTAATTAAAGGTCCCGGCGCATTGGAGGTGAGAAAGTGCCGACAAAATCGAACAACACAGGCGGGCGCGGAGGCGCGAGACCCGGTGCGGGAAGGAAGAAAACCGCTGTCAAAGAGAAAGCCGAGAACGGCAATCCCGGCGGCAGACGGCTTGAAGTCCTGGATATTCCCGAAGTCGAGGGTGTCGATATGCCGAAGCCCCACGATTTTCTCTCTGCCGAACAGCGGGACGGAAGTCAGCTGCAGGCGGAAGAGATCTATACCGAGACCTGGGAGTGGCTGAAGAAGATCGGCTGCGCCTCCAAGGTTTCGCCCCAGCTTCTGGAGCGGTACGCCATGTGTTCGGCGCGGTGGATACAGTGCGAGGAGATGACCAACAAGATGGGTTTTCTCTCAAAGCATCCCACCACGCAGAAGCCGATACCGTCTCCGTTCATCAATATCGGCATCAACTACATGAACCAGGCCGTGCGGCTGTGGAACGAGATCTTCCAGATCGTGAAGGAAAACTGTTCCACGGACTACGGCGAGGTCTCCCCGCAGGATGACCTCATGGAAAGATTGCTTCGGGCAAGGAAAGGATAAAACCATGTTTGAAAAAGTAAATCCCTCGCACCCCGACAAGGTGGCCGACCGCATTGCCGGCGCACTTGTCGATCTGGCATACGCCAAAGAAACTGATCCGAAGATCGCCGTGGAGGTCCTGATAGGTCACGGTGTCTGCAATATCATTGCGGAGACCTCCGTCCACATCACGGACGAGGAAGCCGCCGCCATCGTTCACCGCATTGCCGGAGATCGTATCCTGTCGGATTATGTCGAAGTCCCGCAGGACGCGCATCTGTCCGACAACCAGGCGGACGGGATCCACTGCGGAGACAACGGCATCTTCAAAGGCGTCCCCGTGACTGAGGAGCAGAACCGTCTGACACAGATCGCCAGGCAGCTCTACGGACAGTACGGCTGCGACGGCAAATACATCCTCGCCGGGGACAGACTCATCATCTGCCAAAGCAACGCGAACAAAAGAGATCTGGATGCTCTGTACCCCGGTGCGGAGATCAATCCGCTCGGCGACTGGACCGGCGGCACGGACGTCGATTCCGGCGCTGTCAACCGCAAGCTCGGCTCTGATATGGCGGATTCCGTCACGGGCGGCGGTCTGCACGGCAAGGATCTGTCGAAAGCTGATGTCAGCGTAAATGTGTACGCATGGCTGAAGGCGCAGGAAACGGGTCAGCCCGTTGAGCTTGTCTGCGCCATCGGTGACGATACCGTGGACGGCAGACCCTATGCGGAAATCGTCGAAATCTGTCGAAACTTCATTGACGGCGTCGGCGGCTTCGAGAAGTTCGCGGAATGGGGGCTTGTGAAATGAAAACAACCACAGAAATGAAACTCGTCCCCATATCAAAACTCGTTCCCTATGTGAATAACGCAAGAACGCACTCCCCGGAGCAGATCCTGAAACTGAGGTCTTCCCTGCGGGAGTTCGGTTTTATAAACCCCGTCATCATCGACCGCGACTACGGCGTCATTGCCGGACACGGTCGCATACTCGCCGCGAAGGAGGAAGGCATCACCGAGGTGCCGTGTGTCTTCGCCGACCACCTCACCGAAGCCCAGAAGAAAGCGTACATCATTGCGGACAACCGCATGGCGATGGACGCCGGATGGGATGAGGAGCTTCTGCGCGTGGAGATCGAGGCCTTGCAGGCGGCGGACTTCGACCCGCTGCTGACCGGCTTCGACGAGGCTGAACTCGCCGACCTGTTTTCGGACGGCAGTGATAAAGATGTAAAGGATGACGGTTTTGACCTCACCGCCGCTCTGGAGAAGGCTTCCTTCGTGGAGCGCGGCGACGTGTGGACGGTCGGAAAGCACCGGCTCGTCTGCGGCGACGCGACGGACGCGGAGGACGTTGCTCTGCTCATGAACGGCAAAAGAGCTAACCTGCTGCTGACCGATCCTCCCTACGGAGTCTCCTTCAAAAGTTCGGACGGACTGACCATTCAGAACGACAGCCTCAAGAACGAGGAGTTCTACACGTTCCTGCTGTCGGCATTCAAAGCCGCGTCGGAACATATGGAGAAAGGCGGCGCGGCGTATGTGTTCCACGCCGACACTGAGGGGCTGAATTTCCGCAGGGCGTTCAACGACGCGGGTTTCCATCTCGCCGGATGCTGCATCTGGGTGAAAGACAGCCTCGTCCTCGGACGCTCAGATTATCAGTGGCAGCACGAACCCGTGCTGTACGGCTTCCTTCAGAACGGAAAGCACCCCTGGTTCTCCGACCGCAAGCAGACAACGGTATGGCAGTTCGCCAAGCCGAAACGCAATGAGAACCATCCGACCTCCAAGCCGCTCGACCTGCTCGGCTATCCGATCGGCAACTCCACGCAGGAAAACGCCGTCGTTCTGGATACCTTCGGCGGCAGCGGCAGCACGATGATGGCTTGTCAGCAGATGAACCGTGTCTGTCATATGATGGAACTCGATGAAAAATACGCATCCGTTATCCTCCGCAGAGCTGTCGAAAACGGCATCTCCCCGGAGGATATTTTTGTGGAGCGCGGCGGTGAAACGATCCCGTACACCGACCTTGTGAAGGAGGTCTCCGCCGATGAGTGAGCATCTGACGCTCGGCAGTCTCTTTGACGGCTCCGGCGGCTTTCCGCTCGGCGGTCTGATCTCCGGCATCGAGCCGTTGTGGGCTTCGGAGATCGAGCCGTTTCCCATCCGCGTGACCACGAAGCGGCTGCCTTTCATGAAACACTACGGTGACGTATCGAAACTCAACGGCGCGAAACTGCCGCCCGTGGACATCATCACCTTCGGAAGCCCGTGCCAGGATATGTCCGTGGCGGGCAAAAGAGCGGGACTGGACGGCTCCCGTTCCAACCTTTTCTATGAAGCCGTCCGAATCGTAAGAGAAATGAGGGAAGCAACCAATGAAGAAAAACCGCGATACATCGTGTGGGAGAACGTCCCCGGCGCATTCTCCTCGAACGGCGGCGAGGACTTCAAAGCCGTCCTCGACACGATCCGCCGGGTCAAAGACCCCGAAGCTGATACTCCTCGACCTGCGAGGTGGCCGAACGCCGGATGCGTCCTGGCAGACGATCACTCAATCGCATGGCGGGTATTTGATGCTCAATACTGGGGAGTCCCCCAGCGCAGAAAACGCATCTACCTTGTCGCGGATTTTGCAGGCGGATGTGCCGGAAAAATACTGTTTGAGTCAGAAGGCCTGTCTGGGTATACTCCGCAGGGCTTCCGCTCGTGGCAAGGATCTGCCGGAACTGCTGAAGAAGGCTCTCATCCGGCAGGCGTCGGCACAGACGGATACAACGGCGCAATAGATACAGTCGCCGCCACGCTCGGAGTGAACTGCGGTATGTCCACAGGCAGAAACGGCGTCATGGTTCTGAATGACCAGGGCGGCGACCGCATGGACGTTACAGAGGACGTGACCTGCACGCTCCGCGCCGAGGCGCATCATCCTCCTGTGGTGACGGAAGCGGCGGGTTTCTGCACGGAACATTCCGCAAAGAGCCGCTCCATCGGATATGAGGAGGAAACTTCCCCCACGCTCCGCGCCGGCACTGTTCCCGCTGCTGTTGCGCTGGAGAACCATCCCGCCGACAGCCGCGTGACGGTATCGGAGGACGGAAAGGTGCAGACGCTGACCTCCCGCATGGGAACCGGCGGCAACAACGTGCCTCTCGTCATGAAGATCCGCTGCGGATGCGAGGGAGGCGGCAAGGGTCTGCTTATCCAGACGGACAAGTCCGCGACGCTTGCCACGAACAATGACCAGACGCTTTTCGTTCCCGCAGTGTTCGGCATCTGTTCCAGGGACTCCAACGCCATGAAGTCGGACAATCCGAACAGCGGTTTTTATAAAGCGGACACCACCCGGACGCTCGACGCGAACGGCGGCAATCCCTCCTGCAACCAGGGCGGCATGGCTGTCGTGGCGCTTGAGGGAAACGGCGCGAGACCTTCCCATCAGGGCTGCGGCTATTCCGAAGAGGATGTCAGCTTCACGCTGAACGCGACGGAACAGCACGGAGTCGCCTACGGACTTGACCGCGCGGCGTACAACCAGGGAGAGAACGCGAAGTTCGCACCGTGCATCGAATCCGAGGTCGAACCGCCTATGGTGGCCAGAGGCCCCGGCGCTGTGGCGCATCCGGTCTACTCCACAAGCAAAAACTCCTACCACACCCAGGCGGAAGAGGACATCGTCAACACGCTTGTGGCTACGGATTACAAGGATCCGCCGACCGTGACGGAAGAACCGTACTACATCGTCCGCAGACTGACGCCGACGGAGTGCGCGAGACTCCAGGGCTTCCCGGACTGGTGGTGTTCCGCTCTCGGAACGGACGAGCCGTCCGAAGAGGAGGTTGCCTTCTGGCGGGATGTCTTTGAGACCCACCGCACCGTGACGGGTTCAGCCTCCAAACCGAAGACGGACACCCAGATCGTGAAGTGGCTGAAAGATCCGCACGCTGACTCCGCCGAATACAAGCTGTGGGGCAACGGCGTGGCGCTCCCGTGCGTGTGTTTCGTCCTCGCGGGGATCGTGTATTATAACCAGTTGCAGAGCTGATTTTTCTACAGTGATTCTACCCGCGAATGTGAGAAAACCCCTTGCTATTTCAGGGCTTTAGAGTGATATATGTACTACCAAAAAACAAGGAGGTTTTCCCGCATGGAAATCAGGTACAACGTAACGGGATCGGAGCGCAAGCGCCTGGTCCAGACCATCGTACAGACCCTTGAGGTCAAAGCAAAGTATCTCGGAATGCCGAGCATGGCCTACGAGATCGACACCTACACCGTCGACAGGGACGGAACGCTGTCCTTCAGCGACAGAAACGACACCGAAGAGGTGGAACGGCTTATCGGGGCCGTTGCCGCAGCAGGCTTCGAGTGTGAGCCTCACGAAGGATTCAACGATGAATCCACAGACGCTGCGGAAGAGGGCGGCACAGGGCTGACGGTCGAGATCCCCTTTGACAAGGTGAACGTCGGCAACCTTACAAGGCTGCTTGAAGCAAAGGGCGGCCTCATCAAAAAGGCGCTGGGTATCGACGACATCCGCATCGAAATGAAGGAGGACCGCGTAGGCTTCCCCTGGTTCGCGGAGCTGCCTTCTCCGGATGAGATCAAAGCGTACACGCATTTCATCGCGGCGCTCTGCGAGATGAGCAGAAACGCCACCAGGGTGACGGCGAAGGAAAAGGAAGTCGACAACGAGAAATACGCCTTTCGCTGCTTCCTCCTCCGGCTCGGCTTCATCGGAGAGGAGTACAAAACGGAACGGAAGATCCTTCTGAAGAACCTTTCCGGCTCCTCGGCTTTCAGGAGCGGCGCGAAAAAGGAATACGCACCCGGTCTTGACCCCATCCCCACGCCGGAGAACACGGTGCCGTTCGACGTCGAAGAGGCAAAACGGAGACTGCAGGATCCCGCCGTGCAGGCGGAGGTCAGAGCGATCATAAACGGAGAGGACGGTGACGCGGAATGATGCCTTTCATTTCAAAGTCTGCGCTGCTCCGGCTGCGCGAGATCTACAAACCCGGCACAAGGGTGGAACTTGTGAAGATGGACGATTTCCAGGCACCGCCTCCGGGTACACGCGGAACTGTCCGCGGGGTCGACGACATCGGCTCGATCATGGTGAGCTGGGACACGGGCAGCAGCCTTTCGGTTGCCTACGGCGAAGACGTCTGCAGGGTGGTGAGCAAAGATGACTGACAAGGTAAAGGAACAGATCCTCGCAGTCCGGGACACGGGGCTGACGAATATGTTTGATCTCCGCGCCGTGCAGCGCATTGCGTATGAGATGGACTTCTACGAACTGGTGACCTTCATCGAAGAGGAGAAAGCCGCGTATGTGCGGTTCATCCTCACCGGCGAAACGGAATAACATACACAGTTTCCGCGCCGGATATTTGTGTAATGTATTTCTCCGAATTGACTTGATATTTCAGCCGTTCAGAGTGATATATACACTAACAAAACGAACGGAGGACGAACCGATGACCATCAACGAAGCCATGAGAAAGTACAGACTGCCGAACCCCTCGACCCCGGAGGATCTTGAGACCCGCTGGAGTAAGGTGCTGACCTTCGGAGACAGGGTCCTGCTTGCCGGACATTACTACAACGGCGCAAACAAACCCTGCTTCTTCGCGGCGGTCTACGAATTCCTCGACGATGACCATACCTGCGAAGGCACGGTAGGGCTTTACGCGGCAAGCGAGGTCGAGTTTGAAGATGACGGACACGCAATCGCCTGGGCAATGAAGCAGTAAACCACGGTAACTGAATACCCCCGGAACGTGAGCCATCCGGCTCTGTTCCTCGTTATGAAGGGTCACGCCGGAAACGGCGGAGGCTCATTTTTTATGCTTATTTTGAAAGGAGGACGCCATGCGGAAACTGAAAAAGTACACCCCCACGAAGTTCATGGCGGAGACCTCCCGTTACGATAAGGAGGCGGCGGACTACGCCGTCATGTTCATAGAGTCACTTTGCCACACGAAAGGCACATGGGCGGGAAAGCCGTTTGAACTCATCGACTGGCAGGAGCAGATCGTCCGCGACCTGTTCGGCATTCTGAAGGAAAACGGATACAGGCAGTTCAACACCGCCTATATCGAGATACCGAAGAAACAGGGCAAGTCGGAGCTTGCCGCCGCCATCGCGCTTCTTCTCACCTGCGGTGACGGCGAGGAACGCGCCGAGGTGTACGGCTGCGCCGCCGACCGCAACCAGGCAAAGATCGTATTTGACGTGGCGGTGGACATGGTGCGGTTCTGTCCGGCGCTGTCCAAGCGCGTGAAGATCCTGGAATCGCAGAAAAAACTCGTCTACAAGCCGACCAACAGTTCCTACCAGGTGCTTTCGGCGGACGTGGCGAACAAGCACGGCTTCAACACCCACGGAGTCATTTTCGACGAGCTGCACACGCAGCCCAACAGAAAGCTGTTTGACGTCATGCTCCAGGGCAGCGGCGACGCGAGGATGCAGCCTCTGTATTTCCTTATAACCACGGCGGGCAATGACACCAATTCCATCTGCTGGGAGGTGCATCAGAAAGCCATCGACATCCAGGAGGGGCGGAAACACGATCCGACCTTCTACTCCGTGATATACGGGGCGAAGGAGGACGAGGACTGGACGGACCCAAAAGTGTGGAAAAAGGCGAACCCGTCTCTCGGCATCACTGTCGGCATCGACAAGGTGAAAGCCGCCTGCGAGTCCGCCATGCAGAACCCCGGCGAGGAGAACGCATTCCGGCAGCTCCGCCTCAATCAGTGGGTGAAGCAGTCGGTCAGATGGATGCCGATGGAAAAATGGGACGCCTGCGCATTCCCCGTTTCAGAGGACGATCTGGAAGGGCATGTCTGCTACGGCGGCCTCGACCTGTCCTCCACGACGGACATCACGGCGTTCGTCCTGGTGTTCCCGCCCGGTGATGAGGACGGCAGATACATTATCCTGCCGTACTTCTGGGTGCCGGAGGAAACGCTCGGTCTGCGCGTCCGGCGCGACCATGTGCCGTATGACCTGTGGGAGCGGCAGGGTTTCATCATGACCACGGAAGGCAACGTCGTCCATTACGGTTATATCGAGAAATTCATTGAGAGCCTGGGCGAACGCTTCAACATCCGGGAGATCGCCTTCGACCGCTGGGGTGCCGTGCAGATGGTGCAGAACCTTGAGGGCATGGGCTTTACGGTCGTTCCCTTCGGTCAGGGCTTCAAGGATATGTCGCCGCCGACAAAGGAACTGATGAAGTTGACCCTTGAGCAGCGGATCGCCCACGGAGGGCATCCCGTTCTGCGGTGGATGATGGACAACATCTACATCCGCACCGACCCCGCCGGAAACATCAAGGCGGACAAGGAAAAATCAACCGAAAAGATAGACGGAGCCATAGCGACCATCATGGCTCTTGACCGCGCCATACGGTGCGGCGCTGACTCGACCGAGAGCGTATACGATACGCGCGGTCTTTTATTTTTGTGATCGGAGGTGACGCGATATGGGTATTTTCAGCGGACTGTTCAAATCGAGAGATAAGCCCAAAGACAGCACGGCGGGTTCCCGTTTCGCTTTTTACATGGGAGGCACGACCTCCGGCAAGGCTGTGACAGAACGGAGCGCCATGCAGATGACGGCGGTCTATTCCTGCGTCCGCATCCTCGCGGAGGCTATCGCGGGTCTGCCGGTGCATCTGTACCGATACCGCGATGACGGCGGCAAGGAGAAAGCAATCGACCATCCGTTGTACCGCCTGCTCCATGACGAACCGAACCCGGAGATGAGTTCCTTCGTGTTCCGGGAAACGCTTATGACGCATCTGCTCCTGTGGGGCAATGCCTACGCACAGATCATCCGCAACGGCCGCGGCGAGGTCATCGCGCTGTATCCGCTGATGCCGAACAAGATGTCTGTCGAGCGGAATGAAAGCGGACAGCTTTACTACCAGTATCTCCGCTCGGTCGATGAACCCGGCGGAAAGAGCGAAACGGTCATCCTGCTTCCTTCGGATGTGCTGCATATTCCCGGGCTCGGTTTTGACGGTCTCGTCGGCTACAGTCCCATCGCAATGGCGAAAAACGCCATCGGTCTTGCCATCGCGACAGAGGAATACGGCAGTAAGTTCTTCGCCAACGGCGCGGCTCCGAGCGGCGTTCTTGAACACCCCGGAACGATCAAAGATCCGCAGAGAGTGCGCGAATCATGGATGAGCCAGTTCGGCGGTTCGCAGAACAGCGGCAAGATCGCGGTGCTTGAGGAGGGACTAAAATATACGCCCATTTCCATATCCCCGGAACAGGCGCAGTTTCTTGAGACACGCAAGTTCCAGATCAATGAAATTGCCCGGATTTTCCGGGTCCCGCCGCATATGCTGGCTGACCTTGAAAAGTCGAGCTTTTCCAATATTGAACAGCAGTCCCTTGAGTTTGTGAAGTACACCCTCGACCCCTGGGTCATCCGCTGGGAACAGTCCATTCAGAGGACGCTTCTATCCACGGCGGAGAAACAGACGTATTTCGTGAAATTCAATGTGGAAGGTCTCCTGCGCGGCGACTATCAGAGCCGCATGAACGGCTACGCGACGGCAAGACAGAACGGCTGGATGTCAGCCAATGACATCCGCGAACTGGAAAATCTCGACCGAATCCCGGCGGAGGAAGGCGGAGACCTCTATCTTATAAACGGCAATATGCTCCCGCTTTCAAAGGCGGGCGCTTTTGCGGATACAGAAACCGGAAAGGAGGACCCGGATGAAGAAGTTCTGGAAATGGAAGAACAGGACGGTGACGAATCTGGCGGATCAGACGCAGACGACGGAAAGGACGCTGTTTCTCAGCGGCACCATCGCGTCCGAAAGCTGGTTTGACGACGACGTCACGCCCCAGCTCTTCAAAGACGAACTGAACGCCGGCGAGGGCGACATCGTCGTCTGGATCAACTCGCCCGGCGGCGACTGTGTTGCTGCGGCTCAGATCTACAACATGCTGATGGATTACAAGGGCAGCGTCACAGTCAAGATCGACGGCATCGCGGCTTCGGCGGCTTCGGTCATCGCTATGGCGGGAACGAAGGTGCTGGTGTCCCCAGTGTCCATGATGATGATCCACAATCCCGTCACCATTGCGATGGGCGACGCTTCGGAGATGGAAAAGGCGATCTCGATGCTTTCCGAAGTGAAGGACAGCATCATCAACGCATACGAGATCAAAACCAATCTGTCCCGCACAAGGCTGTCGCACATGATGGACGCGGAGACCTGGATGGATGCCCGCAAGGCTGTGGAACTCGGCTTTGCCGACGGCATCCTCAAACGCGCCGAAGCGGAGGAGGTTCTGGAGGATATCACACCTCCCGCCGATTCCGTGCCGTTTTCGCAGGCGGCCGTCACGAACTCCCTTATGGAGAAGATCGCGGCGAAATGCAGAACGAAACCCAGGACGGAAGAGCCGTCCAAAGTCAAAGCCGACTCCCTTATCGAGCGGCTCAATCTCATGAAAAACTGGAGGTAAAAACACCATGAGCAAAATTCTCGACATGATCGAAAAGAGAAATCAGGCGTGGGACGCGGCGAAGTCCTTTGTTGAGCAGCGCAAAGACAAGGACGGTCTGCTTTCCGATGCCGACGCGAAGACCTACGCCGAAATGGAACAGAAGGTCAGAAACTTCAGCGCCGAGATCGAGAGCCTGCAGGCAATGGAGGCCATGGATGCCGAAATGGCAAAGCCCATCGGCACTCCCATTACCGCAAAGCCCATGAACGCTTCTGCGGAGGAAAAACCCATCGGTACGTTCCGTGCGTCCGTCGATTACAAGAACGCTATGCTCAACGCTCTGCGCTCCAACTTCCGCCAGGTCAGCAACGTCCTGCAGGAAGGCATCGACGCCCAGGGCGGCTACCTCGTCCCGGAGGAGTACGACAGCCGTCTCATCAAAGCTCTTACCGAAGAGAACATCATCCGCAAGATCGGTCACAGGATCACCACTTCCGGTGAGCATAAGATCAACATCGCGGCTACCAAGCCCGCCGCGGCATGGATCGAGGAAGGCGGCGCTCTGACTTTCGCTGACGCCACCTTCGACCAGATCATTCTGGACGCCCATAAGCTGCACGTCGCCATCAAGGTCACCGAGGAGCTTCTGTATGACAGCGCGTTCCCGCTTGAGAGCTACATCCTCGACGCATTCACCAAGGCTCTCGCCAACGCCGAAGAGGACGCTTTCATCAACGGTACCGGCGTGGGTCAGCCTCTCGGTATCCTTGCCGCAAACGGCGGCGCGGAGATCGGCGTTGTTTCCGAGACCGCTCAGCCCACCGCTGATGACATCATCAGCCTTGTTTACTCCCTCAAGCGTCCTTACCGCAAGAACGCCGTGTTCCTCACCAACGACAAGTGCCTCGCGTACCTGCGCACTCTGAAGGACCTCACGGGTCAGTACCTGTGGCAGCCGTCCCTCAAGGAGAACGAACCCGACCGTTTCCTCGGCTACGGCATCTATACCTCTCCGTTCTTCCCTGTGCCGGAACCCGGCAAAGCCTGCGTCGCGTTCGGCGACTTCTCCTACTACAACATCGGCGACCGCGGTCCCCGTTCCTTCGCGGAACTCAAGGAACTCTTTGCCGGCAACGGCATGGTCGGCTTTGTCGCCAAGGAGCGCGTCGACGGCAAGCTGGTGCTGCCCGAAGCCATCAAGCTGCTCAAGGTAGCTGACGAATAAACCGTGAAAGGAGGCTGCGGTGATGGAGGAACTGCTTCAGAAAGTCAAGGCGAACCTCATTCTTGATCATACGGCCGACGATGATCTGCTGCGAAGCTACATCACCGCGGCCGTTTCCTATGCGGAAAGCTATCAGCATATCCCGGAAGGGTCCTACTCCGAAAGCCCTATGCCGCCGACAACGGAACAGGCCGTGGTCATGCTTGCCTCTCACTTCTATGAGTCGAGGGACGGCTCCACGGGCGGTTTCTTTGCCGACAATCCCCAGGCGGCGCAGCAGGTGTGGCATACGGTGGATCTGCTTCTCCGTCTCGACCGGAGGTGGCAGGTATGAGCTTTGGAAAGATGAACGGCTTTGCGGAGATCACGGAGATCCGCCATGTAAAAGACAGCGAGGGCTTCTCCTCTGAAAGGGAGACGGTTCTCGCTTTTATACGCGTCTACCGTGAGGGACGGCACGGCTCCATGCGGTGGGCGAACCTCGCCGCATTCTCGGACGCGACCGACCTGTTCCGCTTCAGAACGCTGCCGGATCTCAAGGTCACCACGGAGCATTTTCTTCTCTGCGACGGAGAACGGTTCAACATCATATCTGTCGAGGACGTGAAGGGGCGCGGGATGTACACCGAAGTTCTGGCGAGAAAGGTGGTGCCGGCGAATGGCAAAGGTTGATATAAAAATGCCGGATGACTTTCTTGAAAAGCTGTCTCGCCTTGCATCTGATGAGGACGGCATGGCGGAGCGCGTGCTGAATGCCGGCGCGGAGATCGTGGAGGCAAAGGTGCGCTCCAACCTTGCGGGCGTTGTCGGCAGAGGCACGAAGGAGCCGTCCCGTTCCACAGGTCAGCTTCTGTCCTCGCTCGGCACGTCCGGCGTGAAGCTCGACAGAAACGGCAATCACAACGTGAAGGTCGGCTTCGCCGAACCCCGCCGTGACGGTGACAGCAACGCCAAGATCGCCAACATTCTCGAATACGGCAGACACGGTCAGCCGCCGAAGCCGTTTCTGAAGCCCGCGAAATCCGCGTCAAAAGCCGCCGCCATCGAAGCCATGAAGCGGAAACTCGAAGAGGAGGTGCAGAGCTGATGAGCATACTGGAGGAACTGACCGCCGTATGCGCGGAAATGGATATTCCCGTGGAAACGGGCGTCTTCTCCGATGAAGCGCCTGATGCGTACATCGTGATCACGCCGCTTTCGGACACCTTCGACCTTCATGCGGACAACGCTCCGGGCGTCGACATCCAGGAGGCGCGGCTGTCCCTGTATGTGAAGGGCAGCTATACAGCATATAAGAACAGGCTCGTCCGTCTGCTCCTGCGGCGTGGTCTTACGGTCACGGGCAGGATGTACAACGGATTTGAAACCGATACGGGCTACCACCATTACACGGTGGACGCCGCTCAATATTACGAAACGGAGGAATGACCAATGGCAACTATCGGTCTTGATAAACTTTTCTACGCTCCTATCACCGAGGACGAACTCGGTCTGGAGACATACGGCACTCCAAAGGTGCTGGCAAAGGCAATGACGGCTGACCTCTCCGTCGAACTGAACGAGGCGACCCTTTACGCCGACGACGGCGCGGCGGAAGTGGTGAAGGAATTCAAAGCCGGCACGCTCTCACTGGGCGTGGACGACATCGGCGCTTCCGTGGCGGGCGACCTCACGGGAACCACCATCGACGCCAATGGCGTGGTGATCTCCTCGTCCGAGGACGGCGGCGACCCTGTGGCGGTGGGCTTCCGTGCGAAGAAGTCCAACGGCAAATACCGCTATTACTGGCTCTACCGCGTGAAGTTCGGCATTCCGGCGACCAATCTCGCCACCAAGGGCGACAGCATCACGTTCTCCACACCCACTATCGAGGGAACGATTATGCGCCGCAACCGCGAGGACATCTTCGGCAAACACCCCTGGAAGGCGGAGGTCACGGAAGGCGCGGAGGGTGTCGACCAGACTGTTATCGACGAATGGTACGACGCAGTCTATGAGCCGGCCGGTGATCTGAACATCACGCCGATCAATCTTCCCGGCGGGCTGGAAACGATGTAAGGAGGGCGCGTCATGGACAATGAAAGAAGCGCCGTAATCAGCATCGGCGGTACGGATTATGAACTGATCCTCACCACGAAAGCCACAAAGGAGATCGCGGGCCGTTACGGCGGACTTGACAATCTCGGGGACAAGCTGCTGAAAAGCGAGAACTTTGAAATGGCCATCGAGGAGATCGTATGGCTCATCACGCTTCTCGCCAATCAGAGCATCCTCATCTACAATCTCAAACACAGGGACAAGCCGAAGGATCCGCTCACCCCGGAGGAGGTGGAGCTTCTGACGGTGCCTTCCGATCTCGCGGAATACAAGACCGCCATCACGGAGGCTCTGTACAAAGGCGCGAAGCGGAACGTCGAAAGCGAGGCGGACCCAAAAAACGCGCAGGTCGGGTAACAGACGAAGAGCTGTTCACCCGGCTTTTGTATTACGGCATCGCCCATCTTCATCTTTCGCAGGATGAGGTGTGGACGATGCCGTTCGGTCTGCTCCTGGACCTGTGGGAATGCCACAGGCAGTACAGCGGTCAGGCTCGGCCGAAACGGGAGCATTTTATCGATGACATTATCCCCGACGGGATCTGAAGGAAGGAGGCGGTGTAAATGGCGGATAATTTCGGTCTGAAGATCGGTCTTGAAGGCGAAAAGGAATTCAAGAAGGCGCTGTCCGACATCAACTCCTCCTTCAAGGTCCTCGGCTCGGAGATGAAGCTGGTATCCTCCCAGTTTGACAAAAACGATTCCTCCGTCAGGGCGTTCACGGCGCGGAACGAAGTTCTGAACAAAGAGATAGAGGCGCAGAAGCAGAAGATCGACCTTCTGCGGCAGGCGCTTCAGAACGCCGCCGAGTCTTTCGGAGAAAATGACAGACGCACACAGAACTGGCAGATCCAGCTGAACAACGCCGAAGCCGCTCTGAACGATATGGAGCGGGAACTGGATTCCACCGCCGACAGTGCCGATGATATGGGCGAAGAGATCGAGGAGTCCGGGGACGCCGCCGAGAAATCCGAAAGCAAGTTCAAGGGTCTCGGCACTGTCCTCAAGACTGTGGGCGCGGCTATGGGCGCGGTCGTTGTCGCGGCCGGAGCGGCTGCCGTAAAGCTCGGCAAAGAGGTCGTTTCCGCCTATGCGGACTATGAACAGCTTGTCGGCGGCATAGACACTCTTTTCAAGGATTCCTCGCAGGCAATGCAGACCTACGCCGCAAACGCCTACAAGACGGCGGGTCTTTCTGCAAACGAGTATATGGAGACTGTCACGAGCTTCTCCGCAAGCCTGATTTCCTCCCTCGGCGGTGATACCGAAAAGGCGGTAAAGTACGCCGACATGGCGATCACGGATATGTCCGACAATGCCAACAAGATGGGTTCGGATATGTCCGCCATCCAGGCGGCTTATCAGGGATTTGCCAAGCAGAACTACACCATGCTCGACAACCTCAAGCTCGGCTACGGCGGCACGAAAACGGAAATGGAGCGACTGCTTGCGGATGCAGAGGCTATTTCCGGCATTCACTATGATATTTCTTCCTACGCAGATGTGGTCGAAGCCATCCATGTGATCCAGACGAGCATGGATATCACCGGAACAACGGCGAAGGAAGCGGAACATACGATCTCGGGCTCCATCAACTCCCTGCAGTCGGCTGTAAAGAATCTTGTGGTCGGTTTCGGGGACGCGGATGCGGATATGCGGATGCTCTGTGAAAACGTGGTGGATGCTTTTCAGTCAGTCATTGAAAACGTCACTCCCGTGATAGAAAACATCGTGGCGGCGCTGCCGACTGTACTCAACTCGCTGATCGAAGCCGTTCTCGGTCTTCTTCCGGCGCTGCTTGAAACAGTCACGAGTCTGTTCGCGCAGGTACTCAATACGCTTATAACTCTGCTGCCGCAGCTGATCCCGGTCGTTTTTGAAGCGGTCATGACCGTCGTGAACACGATCATTGAAAATCTGCCTCTGCTGATAGAAGCCGCGATGCAGATCATAACCTCGCTCGTGCAGGGCATCAGTGAGGCTCTGCCTGCGCTTATCCCGGCGGCGGTCGAAGCGGTGGTCACAATTGTGCAGGGGCTTATCGACAATCTGCCAATGCTGCTTGAGGCGGCTCTCGCTCTGATAGAGGGTCTGGCGCAGGGTATCCTCGACGCCATTCCCGTTCTGATCGAGGCTCTGCCGGAAGTCATCATGGGCATCGTGAATTTCCTGCTCGACTCCATCCCTGAGATCATCGAGACGGGCATCACGCTGCTGACTTCACTGATCGACGCGCTCCCACAGATCATACAGACCATCGTGGAGGCTATACCGAAGATCATCGACGGAATCGTAAATGCCGTGCTGAACTCCATTCCGCAGATCATCCAGGCAGGCATTCAGCTTTTGATCTCTCTGATACAGGCGCTTCCGCAGATCATCACAACTATCGTGCAGGCGATACCGCAGATCATTTCCGGTATCGTGAACGCGCTGATCGGAAACATCGACAAGATCATCATGGCGGGCGTTCAGCTGTTCGTTGCGCTGATACAGAACCTTCCGACCATTATCGTGGAGATATGCAAAGCGGTGCCGCAGATCGTATCCGGCATCGTTTCCGCGTTCGGCTCTCTGATGGGAAAGATCGTAGAGATCGGCGGCAATATCGTCAAGGGTCTGTGGCAGGGCATTCAGCAGCTCGCGTCCTGGCTGTGGGACAAGGTTTCCGGGTGGATATCCTCCATCTGGAACGGCATCCTTGATTTCTTCGGCATCCACTCGCCGTCGAAGGAGATGGCGTGGGTCGGTCAGATGCTGGTAAAAGGTCTGTCCGGCTCTATCGAGGATAACGGTGACGAGGCTGTGAAGGCGGCGGAAGCCATGAGCGAGGACATCGACGGCGTCATGAAAGACCTTGCAAAAGATATGTCCACAGCGCTTCCCACGGATTTCAATATCGACGGGAACATCGGAAGTTCCGTATCCTCCGCGGCAAACGGCATATTCGGCGGTGGCTTCAGCCTTCAGCTGAACATTGCCACCTTTAACAATTATTCAAGCGAGGATATTGAGCAGCTGACAAACGAGATCATGGTCACTGCAGGTCAGTTCGCAAAGCGGAAAGGAGTGGTGTTTGCGTGAATTACTTTACCTATAACGGTGTAAGTTCTCTCGATATGGGACTTCGCATCGAATGCAAGAACGTTTTCTCCGCTCCGAAGCATGAAAGCAGATTCCAATCGATTCCCGGAAGGGACGGTGACCTCGTCCTTCCGTTCGGACGCTTCCAAAACGTCCAGGTGACCTATTCGGTGTTCCTCCCTGCGAAAAGTGTGGCGGAACTTCAGACAAAGATCACGGCGGTAAAGGCATGGCTTTTCACCGAACCGGACTGCTACCACGAACTGCGCGACACCTACGATACGGGATGCTTCCGAAGGGCGGTCATCAGCACCTCCCTGGACATCGAGGATCAGCTGAATAAGATCGGTGTGTTCACGGTCAGTTTCTCCTGTCTGCCGTTCAAATATCTCGACAGCGGACAGGAAGCGGTGACGATCACGGAAGGCGGAGGCAGTGAGTCTCTTTTGAATCCGACTGTGTTTTCAAGCAGACCGCTCATTCGCGTCAACGGCAGCGGAAACGGTGTGCTGAACATCATTAACGCCGGCGGTATCGTAAGGATGGAGTTTGAAAACATCGATTCATTTCTGTACGTCGACTCCGAACAGATGAACTGCTATAAAGGCGCGGTTTCCATGAACGATGCGGTAACAGCCGAAAAGTATCCCGTCCTGTCAGCGGGAGAAAACCACTTCGTCTTTAACGGTGGTATAACATCCGTTGCCGTGACGCCAAGGTGGGTGACGCTATGATCCCGGTACTGTATAAAGCGGATGCGACCGTGTTCACTACCTTCGGCCTCGGTGCGCTTTCGGATTGCATCTCCTGCGAGGTCACGGAGGAACGCAACGGCGCGTTTGAGCTTGTTCTGAAATACCCCGTGACGGGGATGAACTTTTCCCTGCTTGCGCGGGAACGGCTCATAAAGGCGAAACCCAACGATACGTCAAATGACCAGGTGTTCCGCATCTACCGCATCACAACTCCGCTGAACGGCGTGGTGACCGTGTACGCGCAGCACCTGTCATACGATCTTTCCAATATCGCGGCTCTGCAATGGTCGGACGATCAGATATCCCCGGCTCTCGCGATGGAGCGGCTGTTCCGCGAAACGGCAACGCCCCATAACTTCACCTGTTTTACCGAATACTCTGAGGCGAAGGCGTTCTCCGTGTCAAAGCCGCAGAGCGTCCGCGCCTGCCTCGGCGGAACAGCGGGTTCTTTTCTCGACAAATGGGGCGGCGAGTATGAGTGGGACAACTGGCGCGTCATTCAGCACACGAAGCGCGGTCAGAACACGGGCGTAGTCATCGAATACGGCAAGAACCTCACGGAGATGACCCACGACGGAGACAACACCGACGTGTACACGGATATGCTCCCTTACGCCGTGCAGACCGACGAAAACGGAAACGAGACCGTAGTCACGCTGCCGGAGGTGCTTCTCTCCATAACGGATTCCGAACTCATCCGCAGGAAGACCCTTATAAAGGACTTCACGGAGTTCTTTGATTTCGGAACGGAGATCACCGCCGACAGGCTTCGCGCGAAAGCCTCTTCATATCTCTCGGCAAATCCGCTGGGCGTGACCGCGCCGACGCTGACTGTGGCCTTCGAGCCGCTGTGGAAGCAGCCGGAGTACGCCGCCGTGCTGGAGCGGGTATCCCTCTGCGACACGGTGACGATCCGGCATTCCGCGCTCGGCATCACGGCGAAGGCGAAGGTCATAAAGACCGTATACGATACACTCTCCGAAAAGTACGTCTCCGTAACACTCGGAAGCGCAAAGGCAAACTTCATCAATACGGTATCCCACGCCGAACAGGCGGCGCAGGCAGCGACGGCAAAGGTCGACCGCTTTCCGGCAATCATGTCGGCGGCGATCCAGAGCGCGACGAGCCTCATCACGGGTCAGAGCGGCGGCTATGTGGTCATCAGCACGAATGAGGCCACGGGTCAGCCCTATGAGCTTCTCGTGATGGATGCGCCGGATATCGGTGAAGCCGTCAATATCTGGCGGTGGAACGTAGGCGGTCTCGGATTTTCCCATAACGGATACAACGGTCCCTATGAGACCGCCATCACTGCCGACGGACAGATCGTGGCGGATTTCATCACGGCAGGCACGCTTGCCGCCAACATCATCAAGGCGGGCGTACTTTCCTCGCAGGACGGCTCTTCCTGGTGGGATCTTGAGACGGGCGAAGTGCATCTGCGTGCATACGCCACCACGGAGTCCGTCATCGAAACAAACGAACGCATCGATGAGATAGAGGAACAGAAGATGTACCGCCTGGTGATCACCTCATCCAATGGAAACATCTTCAAAAACAACAATATCCGCACCACGCTTTCCGCTGTCGTTTTTTCATGGGATTCGAATGTGACGGACAGCCTCGACCACAACCAGTTTATATGGACGAGGGTGTCGGACGATCCCGTGGCGGACGCGGCATGGAATGAGGCGCATTTCGGCGGCACGAAAACAGTGGAGATCACAAGGGACGATGTGAAAGTCAGAGCCACGTTCTTCTGTGATCTTATAGATACAACGACAAGAAGCAGCCTTCTCGGCTGATTAAGGAGGATTATTTTTATGAGCAGAGCGCAGGGGCAGTTCACCATTATCGACTACAACGACGCGCTGACGCTGACCGGGTACATCGGGTCGAACCATCCCAAAACACAGATGTATAACCCGGACAACGGCAGCTATACCCCGAGCTGGGCATCCACCAATCTGGTGCTGACGCCGAGCCTGTATATCATCGGTACGACCACCGACCAGATCACTTCGGAGAACGTGACCGACGTCAAGTGGTATCAGGGCACATCCACCACTGCCATCACAACGGGCGGCAACTATGCCTTGAGCGGCGCGAAGAACCACATCCTTACCGTCAAGGCCAACATCATGTCCGGTGTGGCGGGCGTGGATTTCAAGTGCGTCATCACATACCACGATCCCTCCACGGGACTGGAGATCATCCATCCGCTTTCCATTTCCTTCTCCCGCGTGGTCAACGGCAGCGGTATCGTGGATCTGATCGTTACCACACCGAGCGGAAACGTGTTCAAGAACAACGAGGTGGCGACCCTTACCGCAAAGGCGGAACTGTGGCGCGGCTCGACCGTGGATACCACCAGCGTCACCTACAAGTGGGCAATGATGGACGCTTCGGTCACGTCCTCATCTTCCGCGGGATATGACGCCGACTTCGGCACGGGCTGGAGGAAGCTGTCAAACACTACGAATATGTATTCCGGCTGCACCACGAACACGCTGACGCTCTATGCGGCGGCAGTGGAAAGCTACGCCGTCATCAAGTGCTGCGTCAAAGACACGGATTCCGCTTCCGCGACCTACAACAGCAAGTTTTACGACGTCTGCACCTTCATCGACAATTCCGACCCTCTGCAGGTCATCGTTACATCCACCGGCGGCGACGTGTTCAAAAACGGAGTCGGCACGACCGTTCTCACGGCGGTGTGCTATCAGGCAGGTGCGGAGGTGGATGCTTCCGGCACAGGGACCTACACCTGGACCAAGTACGATAAGGACGGCAATATCGACACCTCATGGGGGACGAACGGCACAAAGACCGGCAAGACCCTGTCGGTATCCAGTTCGGATGTTGAGACGAAAGCCACCTTCATGGTTCTCGTTGTTCTCTGAGGAGGTGATCCCATGCGGGCGATCGGACAGATCACCATTACCAATATCTGCGATGTAGTCGCGTCCGATACTCCGCCGGAGGATCCGTATACCGGCCAGCTGTGGGTGGATACCTCGGTATCCCCGCCGGAAACGAAGATATGGAACGGTGAGGAATGGGTCGTGCAGAACGATGTCGACACTCTGCGCGTCACAATATCACTTCTTACAACGAAGAGCGCTGAACTGCAAAGCACCATCAACGGGCTGAACAGCTATGTCGGAAGCATGACGCAGACCATTGAGACAATCACCGACAGTCTCGGGAACGAGCAGCAGACGGTTCTTGACATGCAGGCGCAGATGACGCTCCTGCAGCAGACCATCGACAGCCTTACCGTGCAGGTGACGAATCAGTGCGCCGGCGGTCTGAATTTCATACAGAACTCGGCGGGGCTGAACGGCCTGACCGATGACTGGGTGAAAACGGGTACGGTCACGGTGGACACCTCCACGGACACGCAGAACAACACGACCTCGGACTCCTGTTTTGTTCTGGGGACGTCATCAACGCTCAAGCAGACTGTCACGGGGCTTGTCACAGGTCAGTCCTACGCTTTCTCCCTGCGGGCGAAAAAGACTTACGCAGGGTATTCGAGCTACATCCGCGTCCAGTACAACGGCAGCAAGTACGCTTACTTTTTCAATCAGACGACGACCTTCGACTGGACGGATTTCAGCCTTGTTATAGACGACATCACCGACAGCACGGTCATTTTCTATATCTACAACCGTTACGCCTCGCTGTATGTCTCGGACATCATGATGGTGGAAGGCTCAACCGTCCACAACTGGACGCCGGCACCAAACGAGATCTACACCAACGAGGTGAAAATCGATAAGCGCGGCATCGCTGTTTCCAACTCGGCATCCTCGCAGCGGACGGTCATCACCAACACGGAATTCGCCGGTTACTACAACGATGAGGTCATTTTCACCCTGAACAAGGATGAAACCCAGACGAAGAAGACCACGGTGGACGGCGAACTGACCGTGGGAAAAACAAAATTCGTACCGATGACAACAGCCTCCGAAGGGCTGAACATCGTTATCCTCGATTAAGGAAGGAGGCGGCTTTATGGCACTCAGCGGCAGCTTTCAGAATCTGCCTGTCAGCGGATTCGGTCTTTACTGCACCTGGTCGGCAACGCAGAGCGTGACCGGGAACTACTCGGACGTCACGCTCAATGTTTATCTGAAATACTACACCCTGGAAGTCGGTTCCCGCGCCGATTCCACGATCTCCATCAACGGCACATCTGAAACTTATACCGCTCCGGCTATCAGCGATTATTCCTCCGGGTCGCACACTAAGCTGCTGAAGACAAAAACCGTCCGGGTGAACCACAATGCCGATGGAACGAAGTCCGGTGTGGCGCTTTCCGCGTACTGGCGGTTCTCCGGCACATACAGCGGAACGCCCATCAGCAGCATCACGGCAAGCACTACCATCACGCTCGATACCATCGACAGAGCCGCGCCGACGGTCTCGCTGACAACGTCCGGTATTACGGCAAGCGGAGTGACGCTTTCCGCCACTTCTTCAGCCACGGCGGATATCTGGCAGTACAGTACAGACAACGGTTCGACCTGGACACAGTTTTCCACCACGGCGGGGACTTCGGCAAGCACGTCTCTTACGGGACTTTCTCCGAACACGGCATATTACATCAAAGTCCGGGCAAGGAAAAAGAGCAACCAGGTATACGGAACCTCCTCGGCGGCAACGGTAAAGACTCTGGGCGGCGCGGTGGTAAACAGCGTGACAGCGCTGACGGCTGACGCTGCGACGGTGAGCATTTCCATCAATGTCACCGTGTATGAGGCAAGCTATACCAATACGCTGCTTATAAAAAACGGGACGACTGCGTATCTGACCATCAGCGGTCTTTCCTGGTCGAAGGGTACGGCAAACAGAACGGTGACGCTTACTGCGGCGCAAAGAACGACGCTTCTGACAGCTATGGCTTCTGTCAAGTCATTCATGGGAACGTTTGCCGTTTCCACCTACAGCGGCTCTACGCAGATCGGTTCCACCTCTTCCAAAACCGCCACGGTATCCACAACTGCTGCAAACTCTGCTCCGACGCTGTCCGGCTTCACCTACGCCGACAGCTACGCTACGACGACCGCCATAACAGGCAATGACCAGGTATTTATACAGGGTCACTCCAAACTGACGGTAACGCCCGGAACTGCGACGGCGAAGAACAATGCCACCATCGCAAACTATACCGCAACATGCAACGGCGTTTCCGTCTCCAATACCACAGGCGCTGCACTCACAGTCGGAGCGGTGTCAAAAAGCGGAACGGTGGCAGTAGTGCTGACGGTGACCGACAGCCGGGGGTGGACGGCAAGCGTAACGCAGAACATCACCGTTATTGCCTATGCTGCACCGAAGGTGACCTCGCTGACGCTCCGGCGCACCAATGATATCGAGGCGGAGATGCAGCTCATATTCAACGGCTCGATATCGGCAATTACCGTGGACGGAACGCAGAAGAACTCGCTTCTGTACTGCAGGTACCGTTACAAGGCGACGAGCGCGACGTCCTACAGTTCCTATGTCAGCATTCTCTCTGCGGTCACGCAAAGCGGCACTTCGTTTTCATATTCAAATCTTGAACTGAGGAGCCTTGCCGCTGATCAGTCCTGGGACGTGCATATCCAGATACGGGATCAGCTGAACAGCCTTTCTTCTCTTGACCTCTACTACGTCATCCCGCAGGGCACACCGCTTGTGGCGCTCCGCAAACAGAAGGTCGGCATCAACACGCCGAACCCGGAAGCGGCGCTCGATGTAGTCGGAGACGCCAAGGTGTCCGGCACACTGACCGCCGCGACTCTGTCCGGGTCACTTGCTCCGGCGAAGCTGTCAGCGGCCGTCCCAATCTCCAAAGGAGGTACGGGCGCGACAACGGCTGCCGCGGCGAGAACGAATCTTGCCGTGCTTCCGCTTGCCGGCGGAACTGTTACGGGGCAGGTCAAATCCACCTATGCAAATCCGGGAGGATTTCTGATCGAACACGGAACGGCAAGCAAAGATGCCTGCTTCAGAGCAACAAGGACCGATACGGATGTTTCGGTTTATATGGGCGTCGGCTCCGGCGGCACAAACCACGGCGTTTATTCATACAAGCTCGGAAAATGGATCGTGTATGCTGACGGCTCGAACATCTACTGCAACGGCACGGCAACAAACGTAACTGGCACCGTTGCTCTTGCCCACGGCGGAACGGGAGCAACAACAGCAGCAGCGGCGAGAACCAACCTTGGCATTACCTGCGCTTCTCTATATAACGGATCGCTATCCAGTGGAAGTATCACGTTCAATTACGGAAACTATAACGCCTATCTGATCCTCGGCCAGCCCGGATCGGCGACCGCAATCGCCGGCATAGTTGTTCCCAAGGGAATGATCACGACCTCTGACGTAAAGTATCAGATTACCGATGAATCCTATTACCGCTGTTTCAATCTGAAATATTCCGGCTCAACAGTAACGCTGACCATCAGTACGGGAAGCGGAACTGTGAACCGGGTGTTCGGTTTGACTTAAGGAGGTGCGATATGCAGATACTGCTTGAAAACGGATACGTTTCATCCTACGCCATTGAGGGCAGCATCGTCGGCGGCTTGGAGGTGGCGGCTCCGGCGGACACCAAACACTTCGAGACGCACTTCACGGCCTACAGGCTGAGAGACGGCTGTCTCGAATACGATGAAAAACAGAATACCGAAAACGAACGGAAAGCGCTCTGTGAGGAACTGCGAAAGCGGCGGGAAACAGAGTGCTTTTCATATGTCAACAGAGGTCAGCCGTGGTATGACAGGCTTTCCGATGAACAGAAATCGGAACTTGAGTCCTGGTATGCCGACTGGCTCAAGGTCACGGATACCCTGACGGTTCCTACGAAACCGTCTTGGTTATATTGAAAAACTCAAAGGAGGTAATTGTCATGAAGGAATTCTGGACGACCATTCAACTTGCCTTTGCCGCCGTGGGCGGCTGGCTCGGCTGGTTTCTCGGGGGCTGCGACGGTCTTCTGTACGCGCTTCTGGCGTTCGTGGTGCTGGACTACATCACGGGCGTCATGTGCGCCGTCGTGGACAAGAAGCTCTCCTCGGAGATCGGCTTCAAGGGCATCTTCAAAAAGGTGCTGATCTTCGCCTTGGTGGGCATCGGCCACATCCTCGATACGCAGGTGATCGGTGCCGGCTCCGTACTGCGGACGGCGGTCATCTTCTTCTACCTGTCCAACGAGGGCGTGTCCCTCATCGAGAACGCGGGTCATCTCGGCCTGCCCATTCCCGCGAAGCTGAAAGCCGTACTTGAACAGCTTCACGACCGCGCTGAAAAGGAGGAAAACAGCAATGATGACGAACATTGAACTGGCAAACAGACTCAAGGACATCGCAAAGAACTATAAAACCTTATATGTCATGGGCTGCTTCGGCGCTCCCATGACCGCTTCCAACAAGAAGCGCTACACGCAGAACCACAGCTACAACAGACAGGCGGCGCGTACCGCAATGATCAACGCCGCTTCCGCCGACACCTTCGGCTTTGACTGCGTCTGCCTCATCAAGGGAGTGCTGTGGGGCTGGAGCGGTAACAAGAACGCTGTCTACGGCGGCGCATCTTATGCTTCCAACGGTGTGCCGGATATCGGCGCGGACACCATGATCACCGTCTGCAAAAACATCTCCACCGATTTCTCAAAGATCGAGATCGGCGAGGCGGTGTGGATGGAGGGTCATATCGGCGTCTATGTCGGCGACGGTCTCGCCGTGGAATGCACTCCGCGCTGGGACAACAAGGTGCAGATCACGGCCTGCAACCGCAGTGTCTCCGGCTACAACCGCCGCAACTGGACGAAGCACGGAAAACTGCCGTATATCACCTATGTGCAGCAGACCGCTCCCGCAGAACCCGCAAAGCCTGAAACGCCGTCCGCTTCCTCCTTCAAAAAGGGAGACCTGGTGAAGATCACAGGCATGAAGTACTACAGCGGCAAGAACATCCCCAAGTGGGTGAAGGCCAAGAACTGGTATGTGCTTGAGGTGAGCGGCGCAAGGATCGTCATCGATAAGAGCGAGGACGGAAAAAACTCCATCTGCAGCCCTGTCAATGCCGCCGATCTTCAGCTTGTGAACGCGAAGCCCGGAAAGACGGTGGACGAGCTTGCCCGTGAAGTCATCCGCGGCCTGTGGGGCAACGGCACCGACCGCAAGAACCGTCTCACCGCAGCCGGCTACGATTACTACGCCGTGCAGAGGCGCGTAAACGAATTGCTCAGATAAACGCAGACACATATCGACCCGTCGAGGATTTATTTGTCCCCGGCGGGTCTTTTTTTATTTTCTCAAAAATTTTTCATCCGACCGTCAGTTTTGACCTTCTCCCAAGGCTACCAGTTAGAGGACGGCAGTAAAAAGTCCTCGGAAAGGGGTAAAGCCATGAGACACAAGTTAAAGGTAAGTGTTTCAAAAGAACCGAAGACGGGCGGTATCGCAGCCGTTCGCAAAGTCTCCGTCCGTGAGCGTCTCCTGCGTCTGCTTCTCGGCGAAATGCGCAGAGTGATCGTCCTCATTCCCGGAGACAAAGTCGATGAGATCGCCATCAGCGAGGAGGTGAAAACAGATGAGCGAACAGAAAACGAAGGCTGACGCGGCAAAGCTGCTGCAGAAGGTAGCGGAAGATCTGAGAACTCTCGCGGACAGCGTACAGGCGGTATGCGCCGTCTATGCTGACAGTCTGCAGACGGAAGCGAAGGAAGCGCCTGCAAAGAAAAAGCAGACGATCCCGCTTGAAAAGGTCAGAGGCGTTCTTGCTGAAAAGAGCCGCGACGGCTACACGGCGGAGGTCAGAGCCATCATTCAGAGCTTCGGCGCTGACCGGCTCAGTGAGATCGATCCTTCGCAGTACGAAGCGGTGCTGATGAAAGCGGAGGTGCTGGGCAATGGCTGATCACGCTGTCCTGTCCGCGTCCGGCTCTCACAGGTGGCTCAACTGCACGCCGTCGGCGAGGCTGGAGCTTGAGTTCGAGAACACGGGTTCCGAAGCCGCAAGAGAAGGCACCGCGGCGCACGCTCTGTGCGAACACAAGCTGAAGCGCGCTCTCCATATGCGGAGCCGCCGTCCCGTATCGGACTACGATTCCGACGAAATGGAGGAATGCACCGATGCCTACGTCGATTTCGTCATGGAGCAGTACGAGGCGGCGAAGCAGGTCTGCGAAGACCCGGTCATCCTCATCGAGCAGAGGCTGGACTTCTCCTGCTACGTGCCGGACGGCTTCGGCACAGGGGACTGTCTGATCATCTCTGACGACAAACTCCACATCATCGACTTCAAGTACGGTATGGGAGTCCTTGTCGAGGCGGAGGACAATCCGCAGATGAAGCTGTACGCGCTCGGCGCTCTGGCGGTGTACGACGCTCTCTACGATATCCGCGAGGTGTCGATGACCATTTTCCAGCCGCGCCGCGAGAACGTCAGCACCTGGACGATCCCCGTGGAGAATCTGAAAACCTGGGCGGAAAACGAGCTGAAGCCGAGAGCGAAGATGGCCTACGACAGTGAGGGCGAGTATTTACCCGGCGAGTGGTGTACCTTCTGCCGCGCCGCCGTCAGATGCCGTGCGAGAGCCGAAGAAAAGCTGAAGCTGGCGCAGACCGAGTTCCGCATGCCGCCTCTGCTCACAGACGCGGAGATCGAGGACATCCTCGCCGTGCTGCCGGATCTGACAAAATGGGCGAACGAGATCTCCGCCTACGCTCTTGACGCCGCGCTGAACCACGGCAAGGAGTGGAACGGCTTCAAGGTGGTCGAAGGACGCTCCGTCCGCAAGTACCGCGATGAGGCAGCCGTCGCGGAAGCGGCAAAAGAAGCGGGTTATAAGGATATCTACCGTCAGTCCCTTATCCCGCTGACCGAAATGCAGAGACTGATGGGCAAAGACAGATTTGAGGCAATCCTCGGCGGCCTCATCACCAAAGCGCCGGGCAGGCCGACTCTCGTTCCGAAATCTGACAGGCGTCCGGCCATGAACGTTTCAAACGCCATTAACGAATTTTACGAAATCAAGGAGGATATTTAAAATGGCTAACAATTCCAACAGAACCAAGGTTATCACCGGCACCGGCACCCGCCTGTCCTACTTCCACGGCTGGGAGCCCGTATCCATCAACGGCGGCGCGGAGAAGTATTCCGTATCCGTCCTCATCCCCAAGACCGACACCGAGACCGTCAGCGCCATTAATGCGGCCATCGACGCCGCCATCGAGGAAGGCGTGGCAAAGTTCGGCGGAAAGAAGCCGAACAAGGCTGCGATCAAGCTGCCTCTGCGCGACGGTGACGTCGAGCGCGACGATGAAGCCTACAAGGGACACTGGTTCATCAACGCCAATTCCACCACGGCTCCGCAGATCGTGGACAGACAGGTCAAGCCCATCCTCGACAGGAGCGAGGTCTACTCCGGGTGCTACGCCCGCGTCTCGCTGAACTTCTTCGCCTTCAACTCCAACGGCAACAAGGGCATTGCCTGCGGACTGGGCAACATTCAGAAGGTCAGAGACGGTGAGCCTCTCGGCGGCAAGTCCACGGCGGCTGACGATTTCGCCACCCTCGCCGACGACGATTTCCTGGCTTAAGGAGGTGCGGACATGGAAGGTTCAACCGTAAGCGCAGTCACCGAACTGCTCGTCAACATTCTCATCGGCACTTTCTCCCTTGCGACCCTCACATGGGTGTTCGTCGGGATCCAGACATTCATCAACGACCGCAGGAACGAAAAGCGTCAGGCTGAACGTGAAAAGCGCGACGCCGAATACCATGCGGAACGCATGAAGGAATTCACGAAGTAAGGCTTCCGGGGCGGCATGGAGTTTTTCCCTCTGCCGCCTCATTTTCATTATGGAGGATCGACATGAGAAATCTTGAAATCGACATTGAGACGTATTCCTCGGTCAGCCTTCAGAGGTGCGGCGTTTACAAATACGCGGAAAGCCCGGACTTTGAGATTCTGCTGTTCGGATACAGCGCGGACGGCGGCGCGGTGCGCGTCATTGACCTTGCTTCAGGGGAAACGCTGCCGGCGGACGTACTGTCGGCGCTGACCGATGATTCCGTGACCAAGTGGGCATTCAACGCGCAGTTCGAGCGTGTCTGCCTTTCACGGTATCTGTCAGACCTCGGCGTCAGCCTCGACCCGTTCCACGACAGCCATCCGCTGTCCACAGAATGCGCCCGTTTTCTGAACCCGGAAGCGTGGCGCTGTTCGATGGTGTGGTCTGCGTATATGGGTCTGCCGCTGTCTCTTGAGGGGGTCGGCGCGGTTCTGGGGCTTGAGAAACAGAAGCTGACCGAGGGACGCGATCTGATACGGTATTTTTCCACGCCGTGCGCTCCCACGAAGGCAAACGGCGGACGGACAAGGAATCTGCCGGAGCATGACCCGGAAAAGTGGGACAGATACAAGGCTTACAACCTCCGCGACGTGGAGACTGAGATGCAGATACAGGCAAAGCTGTCGAAGTTTCCTGTGCCGGATATGGTGTGGGATGAATATCATCTCGACCAGGAAATCAACGACCGGGGCATCCGCGTGGATATGCCTTTCGTGAAACAGTGCATTGCCATCGATGCCGTTACAAGGGACAGTCTTACCGCCTCGATGCGGGAACTGACCGAACTCGACAACCCCAACTCCGTGGCGCAGATGAAGTCCTGGCTGTCGGACAACGGCGTGGAGACCGACACGCTCGGCAAAAAGACCGTGGCGGCGCTGATCGGCGAAACGGACGGCGACGTCTCCGAGGCGCTCCTGCTCCGTCAGCAGCTTGCCAAATCATCCGTCAAAAAGTATCAGGCAATGGAGAACGCCGCCTGCGCCGACGGTCGGTGCAGAGGGATGTTCCAGTTCTACGGTGCGAACAGGACCGGGCGCTTCGCCGGCAGGCTCGTTCAATTGCAGAACCTTCCGCAGAACCATATGCCGGATCTTGACGCGGCGAGGGCGCTTGTGCGGAGCGGTGATACGGATACGCTGACCATGCTTTACGACGATATCCCGGATACGCTTTCACAGCTGATACGCACGGCTTTTATTCCGAAGGACGGCTGCAGGTTCTATGTGGCGGACTTCTCGGCTATCGAAGCGAGGGTCATTGCCTGGTTTGCCGGAGAAGCGTGGCGCACGGAGGTGTTCCGCAGCGGCGGCGACATTTACTGCGCCTCGGCGTCGCAGATGTTCAAAGTCCCCGTGGAAAAGCACGGTGTGAACGGACACCTGCGTCAGAAAGGCAAGATCGCTGAACTGGCTCTCGGCTACGGAGGCTCTGTCGGAGCGCTCAAGGCTATGGGCGCTCTTGAGATGGGGCTTGCCGAGGAGGAGCTTCAGCCCCTTGTGAACGTATGGCGGCAGTCCAATCTGAACATCGTCCGCTTCTGGTGGGACGTGGACTCCGCCGTGAAAAAGACCATAAAGGAACGTAAGCCGCAGAGCGTGGGCAGCGTCAGGATGTTTTATCAGAGCGGGATGCTGTTCATAACGCTCCCGTCCGGCAGAAACCTTGTCTACGTCAAGCCCCGTATCGGCGAGAACCGTTTCGGCGGCGAGTCGGTCACATACGAAGGTGTCGGCGGCACGAAGAAGTGGGAGCGCATCGAATCCTACGGTCCCAAGTTTGTGGAGAACATCGTGCAGGCAACCGCCAGGGATATTCTGATGTACGCGATGAAAACGCTGCGGTGCTGTGAGATCGTCGCCCACGTCCACGATGAGATCATCATAGAAGCCGACCCGCTCATGAGCCTCGACGTCCTGTGTGAACAGATGGGGCGCGTTCCGCCCTGGGCGGAGGGTCTACTGCTCCGCGCCGACGGGTATGTGTGCGATTTTTATAAAAAAGACTGATATTTTCCCTCAAACCGTCAGTTTTCACCTCCTGCCAAGGCTACCAGGTAGGAGGTGTTTTTCTATGAACGTTACACAGATACAGACATCGGATGCGGCGGATAAAAGGCTGGAGCATACCGATTCAGACCTTCGCCGCGAATTCCGCTATATCGCCGCCGGTCAGATCACGAAAAAGCTGCTCGACAAGGGGCTTATCACACCCGGCGAATTCGACAAGATCATGGCAAAAAACCGCGAGAAATTCTCCCCAGCCATCGCGAAGATTATGCCCTGAATGACTTGCTATTCCGGGCTTTCAGAGCAATATATATGATACCCCGAACAGACTGGAGGTGAGGCAATGAGCCGAATAACAAGGATAGACGCGGCAGCGAAGGAAAAACGGAAACTGCGGGTGGCGGCATATGCCAGGGTGTCCACGGATTCCGCCGATCAGCTTGTCAGCCTGGACGCGCAGAAGGAGCATTACGAACAGGTCATCAAAAACTGCCCCAACTGGGAATTCGCTGGCCTTTATTATGACGAAGGGGTCTCCGGCACAAAGATGGCCAAGCGTGACGGTCTGCTCCGTATGCTTGCCGACTGCGAACGGGGACTCATCGATTATATCCTCGTAAAATCAATCAGCCGCTTTTCCCGTAATACGGTGGAGAGCGTGGAGACTGTCCGCAGACTCAGCGCGATGGGCATCTACATCTTCTTTGAACGCGAGAATATCGACACGGGTAAGATGGAGGGCGAACTGATGCTTTCCATTCTGTCGAGCCTCGCGGAGGACGAGTCGCATTCGATTTCCGAGAACAGCAAATGGAGCATCCAGAAGCGGTTTCAGAACGGCACCTTCATTATCAGCACCCCGGCGTACGGTTACAAAAACGTTGACGGACAGATGGTGATCGATGAGGAGAAAGCGGCGGTCGTGCGGCGTATTTTCGCCTCAGTGCTTGAAGGCAAATCCGGCGCGAAGATTGCGAACGAACTGAACGCTGACGGGATCCCCACAGCGCGTGGCGCACAGTGGAGAGGCTCCGTCATCACCGGGATGATCCACAACGAGACCTACATCGGAGACGCGGTTTTTCAGAAAACCTTTACGGATGACCAGTTCAACACACGCAAAAATCACGGTGAAAAAGGAATGTACCGCATCGAGGGGCATCACGAACCCATTGTGAGCGTGGAGACCTTTCAGGCGGCGAATCTTGCGGTCAGAAACAACGCAAAGGAAAAGGGCGTCATCAGCAGTCAGAAATACGCGAAGCGTTACACGCTCTCCGGGAAAATATACTGCGGTGAGTGCGGCGGCAAATGCAAGCGGAAGATCATCGGCGGCGAGGTCTGGTACGGTTGTGAAACGCACATCAAAGACAAAAAGAAGTGCAGACAGCTGCCGGTCAGAGCCGATATGGTCGAGGCGGCATTCGTGAATATGATAAACAAGCTGATCTACGGACGGAACGAGGTCCTTCTTCCTATGGCAGGCAGACTGCTCGGCGGCGGAAACAAGGAGGTTCTGGAACGCCTTTCCGAACTGAACGCCGAACTGGACTCCGTTGCCGAACGCAGACAGGCTGCGGATAAATTCTTTGCCAAGGGTCTGCTTGACGCGGTCATCTACAGAGAGGAACTCGACGCCCTGGCGCGGAAGGAAAAGGAGATTCACTCCGCCCGCGTCGCCATCGAGGGCGACCCTGATCTCGACTCCGACAGGCAGAGGGCGCTGAACGAACTGCTTCTTTTCACGGTAGGAACAAAACAGCTGACCGCGTTTTCTGATGAGGTCTTCACGAAGCATGTAGACCGCATCATTATTTTCAGCAGAAAGGAATCGGGATTCGTCATGAAGTGCGGTCCCGTCTTCCGGGAAAGGATTTGAAGATATGGAACACACACCGTTCGGTTATGTGATCGTTGACGGCAGACCCCGAAAACATGATATAGAGGCGGCGAAGCTCGAAGCCCTGTACGCCGGGTATCTGCTCGGCCTCTCCTTTGAAGGCGCTGCGGATCTTGCCGGCATCAAGGCGACCCACAGCATGGTCAAACGGCTTCTCAGCAACAAACGCTATCTCGGAGACGACCTGTATCCGCAGATCATCGACGAGACGACATTCAAGGCTGTGGAAGCGGAACGGCTGCGGCGCGAGAAGGCGCTCGGCAGAGACAACCTTCCGAAAAAGGAAAAGCCGGTTCCTGTGATATTCACGGAGTTCCGGTTGAAAAGATCAACACAGAAATATACCGACCCGATAGCGCAGGCTGAGTACGCTTACGGGCGGATAGAAGGCAAGGTGAACGGATAATGGCAATGGCTCAGAACATCACATTCATTCCCGCGATGCGGACTGTGGGAACACAGAAGACTGCGGAGAAAAAGCAGAAGGTCCGTGTCGCGGCGTACTGCCGTGTCTCCACGGAATATGAGGAACAGGAATCGAGCTACGAGACCCAGGTGGCGCATTACACCTCCTACATCAACGGCAACCCGGAATGGGAAATGGTCGAGGTGTACGCGGACAACGGCATCTCGGGCACCAGAACGGCGAAGCGCGAGGCTTTCAACCGCATGATAGCCGACTGCGAGGCTGGACGCATCGACATGATCATTACGAAGTCGATCAGCCGCTTCTCCCGCAACACGGTCGACTGCCTGCGGTATACGCGGAAGCTGAAGGAAATGAACATCGCCGTGTTTTTTGAAAAGGAGAACATCAACACGCTCGACGCCAAGGGCGAGGTGCTTATGACCATCATGGCGGCGCTGGCGCAGCAGGAGTCCGAATCCCTGTCCGCGAATGTCCGCCTCGGCATCCAGTTCCGCAATCAGCAAGGGAAAGTGCAGGTCAACCACAACTGGTTTCTCGGCTACACCAAGGACGAGAACGGCCGGCTCGTCATCGTGCCGGAGGAGGCCGAGGTGGTCAGACGGATCTACCGGGAATACCTGGAGGGCGCGAGTTTCGTGAAGATAAAACGCGGTCTTGAGGCTGACGGCATCCTCAACGGCGCAAAACACGCGCGGTGGTATGAAACGAACATCAAACAGATCCTCACCAACGAAAAATATATCGGAGACGCGCTCCTGCAGAAGACCTATACGGTCAGCGTTCTCGACAAAAAGCGCAGCGTCAATGACGGCGCAATGCCGAAGTACTATGTGGAAGGCTGCCACGAAGCCATCATAGACCGCGAGACCTTTCTCCTGGTGCAGGAGGAGCTGGCGAGGAGGTCGGAACTCCACAGAGGCAAAAAGCGGATGTACAGTTCAAAATACGCGCTGACCGGTATCGTGGTCTGCCCGCACTGCGGCGACGTCTACAGGCGGGTCACCTGGTATGTCGGTGACACGAAACCCGTGCGGTGGCGGTGTGTGACAAGGCTCACGCAGGGTGAGGAATGCACCGGAAGATCGGTATCTGAAGAGACGCTTCATGCCGCTGTTGCTTCCGCCGTCAATACCGCATACGCGAACAGGGACGAGATCATCCCGGTCCTGAAGGAAAACATCGAGGATGTTGTGGGATGCGATGTTGAGGAGGAAGTCGAAGTCATCGACAACATGATCCGCAAGAGTCAGATGGACCTTCTCGCGGCGGGAAAGGATGAGGCCGTAATTCAGGAGATCGGCGAAAGGATCATCTCCCTGCGTGAGAGGAAGCAGAACGTTCTGACGCAGGCGGCGACACGGAAGGATGAGATCGCGCGGATAAAGGATATGATGCGGTTCATCGATGAGCAGACCGGCGAGGTCGGGTACGATGATGCGCTTGTCCGGAGGCTGATCGAAAAGGTCACGGTCAATGATGACAGGATCACGGTACAGTTCAAGTCGGGCCTTGCGATAGATGTGGACGCATAAAAACCGCCAAGGTTGCAAGAAGAACATTGCAATCCGGGAGTGCCTGGTTTTGAGCATATTCCGATATGGGAGGATCGAAAAAACGGCTTGAATAAAGGCTTTGACGGCTCACCAAGGCTGCAAACGGAATATAAACTGCAATGTTAAAAACCGTTCAAGATTGCAAACGGAGAAAATCAGGCGCTCGGAATTGTCCGGGCGTCTTTTTTCTCTGCACATCTTGAAATATTCATAAACTTGTGGTATAATCAATTATCTTGTAAGTGCAACTATATTTCACCGAAAGCGGGGTGCATTATGGTTAAGAATGATTTTGATATAGATGTTAAGGTCAAATGCCTGGAGGAGCGCGTCACCCAGGCGCAGCTTGCGGAGATGGTGGGTACTTCCGCTCCGTACATCAGCAGACTGATAAACAAGAAGGACGGCATCGTGAACAAGGTGTTCGTGGAGATGCTCGAAAAACTGGGCTACGATATCCAGATCACGTATGTAAAGAAGGAAACAAACTGACAAATCGAGATTTGTGGAGGAAAACCAATGATAACAATTCAGGAGATACCTGTTTCAAAAATCAACGAGTATTGGGACATTCAGTTTCAGTATTTAGTGAATGATGAGATGATAACGACAGATGAAGAAAAGGAATACTTCCAAAGTTCTGAGTATCGAGATGTACTAAAAGGTCATATGCAACGAACACCGGATACTTTGCACATGGTTTATTTTGTACGTGACGGTATTAAAATCGGTGCGTCTCAATATTGTACTTATAAGAGCGAAGACGGAAAATGCTTCATTCTTGATTTCTGGGTGTTTCCAGAGCACAGAGGAAACGGAACAGGACACAAGTGTTTTCAAACGCTTTTTGAATACACGAAAAATGATGGTGCAATCTATTATGCTCTGAACTATGCAAAAGAGGATTCGCATCGATTTTGGCTTTCACTTGGATTTATTGACAATGGAACAGACGAATACGGTTCACCATTGATGATAAAGAGAAACTGA